GCCTTGGGCGCGGAAATGAGTGAGGGGGAATAGGATGGATTGGATTAAACGCTATTTTATACAACGGCGGATTAATAGCCTGTTTAACGCATGCGCAGAAACTGGGGGTGAATTTTCGCCTTATTTTGATGCATTGACTGTGGCAATAGAATTAAAGGAAACCCCATGCGACTAGTTATCTTAGAAAGCCCCTTTGCAGGCGACGAACAGGCCAACATCGACTACGCGCGCTTGTGCGTTCGTGACAGCCTAATGCGAGGGGAGGCACCGATTGCGTCGCACCTGCTTTATACGCAGCCAACGATTTTGGACGACAGCGTGCCAGAAGAACGGCAGCACGGCATTGATGCGGGACTAGCGTGGCGGTCGGTGGCAAATGGAAGCGTTGTTTACACCGATCGCGGAATAACGCGCGGGATGGAATACGGCATTGCAGCCGCCAAGGAGGCAGGACGCACCGTAGAATATCGCTCAATCGAAAACCCTTAACAATCAACCCCATGCGTGATACGCACAACCAACGCAAGCCGATTGCCTTTCTTTTGGCAAATGCAACCGCATCAGCTTGCACACCTTGGAAGGTTAAACCATGCCAACACCACCCATGTCAGACGCATTAGGAATTGAGGCCCTAGAAGCCTTGGCCCAAAATAACGGAGTTGCAGCACAGGCAGCAAGGTCAATAGATGTAAACGTTGACACATTCCGCAGCCGAGTCATCAAAGCCAAAGAACGCGGGTTGCATCTATCTGGAGGGGCGCGCAACAGCATGCACCTAGCGGGATTAAACGGGATTGAAGCCAAAGGCGGCTGGATTCACAATTACAACGAACTCGGAAACAAGGTTGGCACGACGAGATGGTCCGCGCCCGCAAGCCAAGAAGAAACCGACCAATTCCTAAACACGATCCGAGGCGCGATAGACGACCTCAAAACAATGGACGTGCCAAAATACGAAATCCGCGAAAAACCAGACGGCGAATGCTTGCTTGTCATTGACCTGGCAGACATCCACGTCGGCAAGCTGTGCGTATCAACTGAGACAGGCTACACATACAGCCGCGAAGTTGCAGTGAAGCGCATGATTGAAGGCACGCGAGAATTGATCCGCAAGGCGTCAGGCATGGGGATTGGCCGCATCCTGTTTGTCATAGGCAATGACATACTGCACGTTGACAACGCGCGGTCCAGCACGACAAGCGGCACGCAGCAAGACACCCACGGAACGATTCACCAGATGGCAAGGGACGGGTTTGGCGGGTATGTGGGCTGCATCGAATTGGCACGGCTAACCGCGCCCGTGGATATTATTTACATCCCGTCAAATCACGACTGGTTAATGGGGTGGTGTTTGGCCCAACAGGTTGGCGCATGGTTTCGCAATGCGCCCGATGTCACGGCAACGGAATACAACCTTTCAGAACTGCACCGCAAATACTACCGCTTTGAGGGCAACCTGATTGGCTTGACGCACGGCGACGGGGCCAAAGAGGCAGACCTATATCCGCTAATGATGACAGAGGCCCGCGCGCACATCTCAGACTGCACGCATCGATATTGGTACGTCCACCACTTGCACCACAAAATCCGCAAGCAAGCGGGCGTCTTATCGCACAAGCGAGAAAAGGATCATATCGGCATGACCATGATGCACAACGCCGCGCGCAGCATGGAAGGCGACAATGTGCAAATCGAGTGGGTTCGCAGTATGTCACCGCCTGACGGTTGGCATGACCGCAACGGGTATGTGAACCGCCAAGCTGTTGAGTGCTTTGTCCACCACCCGCACGACGGGCAGGACGGACGCTTTACGGTTTGGTTTTAGACAACAAAAGCCGCGCATGAATCAACCCGCGCGGCTTAACTGTGTCAACACCCGTCGGGGTGGCAATTCACAATCGTGATAAGCTCCAAGCCCGTCGCGCGCATTGCGTCCAGATCATCACCCACAAGCGCCGCAGCATGGTCACGCGATGCAGGGACAGCCGCGTCAAGTATCGCCGCCGCCTTTCCCTCGTTTGGCAAACTCTCGCAAGCTGTCAAGAACAGCAACGGGATCGCTAGGAATATCAGTCTGCGCATTTCGCACCTCTTTGGTTGTGTCGTTGTAGGCTTCGGCTAGTTCGTCGTTAACGTCCTGTCGCCCCTGTTTCCGCCCCTTGTGGCGCTGTAGCTTGCCGTTGCCCCAGAACAGGGCGACAAGCGACGCTAGGCCCACTAGAAGGGCTGGAATGTTGGTCAGTAGATCAAGCATCACGTGAACCACGTCCGAAACACCGCAATAAGCGCAGGGCCTAGAATAAGCGTGGCCTGCACGACGGGTTCTTCAATCTCTGCGGGAATGATGTCCAGCCCGACAAGGATGCCAACCACGGCCATAATTAGGGCGGTATAGTTGATCTTTGATTGCGTAGGTGGGTTGATGCCGATACTCATGCTTTGCCTCCGAATAACGATTGCAGCAACGCCGTCAGCCAATGAACGGGCTTGTCAGGGGTAAGGATCATTATCCCATAGCCGCTATCCCTTAGCGCCGCGTCGTATGCGGTTGCGATTTTGGCGATTGCAGCCGCCTTGTCAGTGCCGTTGATGATACGCCGCGCGCCCTTGAAGTCAGACTTGGACAGCGTGATATAGTCGCCCAGCTTCTTGCCAGTGAACCAGCCCTCAAGACTGCCAGTGACAAGGATTTTGGCCGACACGTCTGGCACCATTACGGATTCGGGGTTGGTCGTCAGATCAAGGCCCAATTGTTTGCCCGCGTGGATATAGTTGCGCTCCCACGTCAGTTGAACGTAGCCGCGACCATACCAAGGATAATAGCGCAGGTTTTTCTTGCGCCACGCTTCGGCGTTCTTGACCCAATAGGCTTCCTTGACAGGCTCGACCGTGTGTGCGGTTTCCCACCACGCCGTTGCCATGATGTATGCCGCTTGATTTCGCAGCAGTCCAGCTAGTTTGCATTCCTTTAGGATTAGCTGGCTGTCGCCTAGATTTAGGTTAGGTGTCATCAATCTTTTCCTTTGTTTGTATCCGCCCTATAATAGCGGAAAGCGACGCCACACGCTAGATGGATCGTGGCCACCGCAAAGAACGGGATTAAATCTGTGAGAAGCCCCGTGACCTGAAGCGATCCGGCGCTGACCTCATGAAACGTATAAAGGGGAGCGGCTGATCCGTACCCAACAACAAAAACGGTATCGTCAACCGTGTCAAATCCCTGCCAGCCCTGAAAATACAGCTCAAAGAAAACGTATCCCAAAAGGCAAACTGCAAACACGTCAACGCGATATGGAAACTCGCCCGTGATAAGAAACGCGCCAACGCACATCCAAAATGCCAGCTTAACGCCAACGCCGATATGCGACACTTGGTTCGTTAGCCAGCCGTACCAGTCATCTAGGAACGCGTCGGGCTCAATCAGGCTTGTCACTGAATGTACTCCTAGAGTTTTCGTAATCCCGAAGCGCGGCCTGTTGCGCTTGGATAATTGGATGGTAGAGCCGTTTTAGCGTCCACACAACATAACCAAAAGTAAGCAGTGACCCCAACAAAAGGCCAAACCAAAACTGATATTCCATGCTAAAAGCGCTCCTATACGTCTGCGCTATCCAGACATTCCGCCGCGAACAACCCACGCGATAAGCGCAAGAACAAGAGCGCCACCGACCAACTTCATAGGCTTTGCAAATGTCTCACTAACCTCCTTAAACCCTTGATCCATCTTTATGCCGATTTCCTTCACCTTATCGTCAAGGCTTTCTAGCCGCGTGTTAATGTGGCGTCGCTCGGCATCGTTAACGGCCTCATTTTTTTCCAGTTCTGTTACGCGGTCGCCAATTGTCTTGAGGTTTAGGGTCACATCTGCACCTGCTCGGCTACAATCCAAGCGGCCTTGATTGCGTTGTCCGACAGGTCCGCATTTGGTGCCACACGTTTTGCCGTATCCTTGAACATTGCCACCAAGCCGAGAGTTTTAGCTTGCGAGAATGACAAGGCGCTGCGCTGCGCTTTGATCTGTGCGAACATGTCGCGGTCTGTGCCTTTCAACTCCGCTTCAAGAGCAGCCCACACGTCGTCTAGGCCAGTGTATGCCAAAAGGTATTCGAAGCGGCGTGGTGATAGGTCGCTTGGGGCATAGGGGACCGGCTCAGGGGTAACTTCAACCCATGCGCCGTCTTGCCATTCATGCAGTGCGCTTGGCTTTAGTGGCACTTCAATTGTTCCGTCTGGGTATCCGTCAAAAATGCCCCGCGGAACCTTGCCAATCGCCTGCCAATAGCCACGATATATGTGATAAAAGCCTTTTTCCATCATCTCAACTCCGTCCAAGAACTTATAGACCCGGGGGTCTGTATTTTGTAATAGTGGCCAACGGGGACTATGAAGAATAAAGGCCCGGTAGAAGACAGAAAATAAATCGTCACAAAAGTTACATTGTCATCAGACAAAAACACTCCGCGGGTTCCACCACTTATACTAACGTCGGCGGCGACCCCAATGGGCTTTTCTGTTGTGTTCTGATAGACAGTATTATTAGCCCGCGACCCACTAACATCTTGCCAAGTCTGCTCCCTGCCCAATTGCGCTGCCGAATTATCCCTAAACTTAGTCATCAATACTTGAGTGACGGGGCTGTCAACGTCGATTTCAGCATCAGTAATTGGCACGTAAGTCATGATATGGTCCCGCATTTGTTAAGGTCAGAAAGCAAGCCGTCAGCATCGCCGATATAGCAATTCTTGAATGGAGCTAACTCTGGGCCGGGATAGTCTGCTGTTCCGTTTGCCATGATAAAATGAATCTTTCCGTATAGGGTTGTATCTTCCGCATGGTACTGCACAACCTCACTTGGTGCAACTTCCTCCGCACTTGTGATTGTCCAGTTGCGAACGCGCCGCGCGCCGTACTGGTCGCGGTCAAGGTAGTGGCTTATGCGAACAGTGTCTCCAACCCAATATGTGCGATCCTTTGCGTCCATGCGAAACATGGCTTGAGCAGGGACATCAACGTATCTTGTGATGATTTTGTCCGCAGTGTTTTGCGCCAAGACTAAGGGCGTCAACCAGTTGGCGTAAATCTTGCGAATAGACGGTTCGCCATACAGCTCGTCCGTTTCGCTTTCCAAGTTGGCATTGATAAATTGCGATGCAAACGCGTCGGGATCGTTTTGCGATTTTGTAAAGTCGTCTTGCGCATAATAAACCCAAACCTGCGACGCACGTTCACGCGGCTTTTCTGTCAGGCTGAACGATCCAGATATGATATTTGCGCTGTCAGTCAGCAGATCCGGCTCAACATCGATTCCACGGATGGCCTTGAGTTTTACCAGCGCGTCCCGTTCATCCCACCAGATGTAAAACAACGCCTGTGATTGAAGCTGAGACACCAGCGACGAGACAGAGGCAGGCTTTGTAATCAATGTACTCAGCAAATAAGAGACGAGATACGAGCTGACTTCAGTTGCCCAGTTGGTGGTATCAAGGAACGCCGCGCCAATCCCGCCGTATGTTGTCAGCAAGTCCGAAACCGCATCATCGACAGAAATATCAGTGTATCGCAGGCATTGCTGCACCGCGTCATCTGCCTTGTGTTCGTCGGCTGTTGTGTTGTCCGTTCCGCGCGTGACCCCGGTAAACGTCACGCCATTTGCGGACGTGGCGCGACCCGTGTAGGTCATAATCTCGTCACTGATCCGAACAGTACCCGTTGCGGTGTATTCAGCCTCTACCGCGTTCGTTGTTTCAAACGATGTGACCGCCGCGTCAATGTCTGCGAATAGCTCGCCCTTTGACAAAACAGGAGCCTGCGCTTTGCGTTCCTCAATCCGGGCCAGGACATCCTTGCCCTTGATCGTCACGTTGCCCGCGTCATCTGGACCTTGAACGCTATCAAGGAAATACGTGCGCACAACCATGTCGCCCAACGCCTGCCCAGAATATCCCTCGTACACTTTCAGCACGATGTTCTGACGGTATTTATTGCGCACCATCCAACGTGACCAGAAAGAACCCCGATCCGCGCTTAGTGGGTCCCATGACCGGCCCTCAACGTAGGGATCGACAACGCGGTCACTGTGCGGGTGGTCCTTAATGCGTATCGTACACAGAGCGCGATTTCCAAGGCCCTGAGCGTCAAGGCTTGCCGACGCTAGGTTGATGCGCGTTGGAGACGTGGACACGCCCATAAGAGACGGAATGATGTAGTTGGCACCGCTGACGTGCTGCTCCGCAACCTTGCCCGATGAGAAGAACAAACTCAGCGGCGTATCTAGCAGGAAATTAGCAGTGCTTCGGCATGTCCCGCGCGTGTTGTAACACTTGGTGTCGTTCGTGCCTGTTGCGGCGCATGGAGACACGCCGAACTCGTGCGCGCAAATAGGCTGCTGGATCTCAACAATCTGGATTGGCTCACGGCCTGGCGTTGCTTCAGTCATAGCCACGGCCCCGCACTGTTAGCTGCACGGCCATAAAGTCTTTTACGCCCATTTTGCTTGGGATTGGCACTTGATCCGTTTGGCAATACCCAACCGCAGCCGACACAATAGGTCGCCATGCAATCCAAAACGGCTCAGATTCAACCGCCTTTTGCATGGTGGGCCAGTTGGTTTCAATCCAAGCCGTGCGCAAGTGCTGCCAGTCAAACGATGTGGACAGATAGTTGCGTTGTTTTGACCTGCCCAAGAACTCGCCAGTTTCCGAGAAGTTAGACCGCAAGATTGTTTGCCGCGCCATATCAATCGGCGCATGTCCGGCATAGATTGCCTGTTGCATCTGCATCGCCTTGCCGAACTTAATGACGCCAACCGTTGGGGCCGTGCCGTTGGTGATCGATATGCGCCACCGTTGACGGGTCTGCGGTTCAAATATAACCATGATCGGGCTGTCGTCAGTGATAGCTGTTGCCGCGATTACGCCGGTCCAGCCTGAGCCGTTGTAGTATTGGACCTGCAAAGTGTTGCCGTTGGTCCCCATTGTGTGCGCTGCAATGCAAAGATAGTCACACTCAGCAGTTGATCCGTGATCATATTCCCACGTCGCTGCGACCGCGCTTGGTTTCCAGAACTCATACGTCAGACTGTTAAGCGGTGCGTTGGCAAAGAAGCCCGTAGCCGTCGTTGATGCCGTTGCAGTGCCACCCGCAAGCCAGTTGAGGCTGTGCGCGATCCTTGCGTTGGTCAACGGCTCGTCACTACCCGGCAGCGTGTAACCTGTTTGGAATATAACCGTCATACCAGCCTCACAATTGCGCCATCTTCAACGGCTTCATTGATTGAGTTAATCAAGCTGATAACCTGATCTCGCCCAAACATATCACCGCCATGCAATGATATTGCCACATTTGTTGGCGATCCGCCACCTGTTCCACCACCAGCCGCAGCAGATGGTATAGAGGGAGACGCCGCAGCCGCACCGCCGCCACCGCCACCGCCTGATGATACGCCCTTGATTGCAGACACCATGCCAAGACCAGCGCCCAAGACTGCAACAGCCGCAGGAATACGCGCAAAAAGTGGCAGCCCTGGCGTCTTTAACACCTCAGTATATGCTTGGTAACTGTTGATAAGAGATTGCGCCGCGCCAAATACCTTGGCAATGCGCAACATCTTTTCAGACCCGCCCTGCATTGAGTTTGCCATATCGCCGAAGAACGTCTTGGCCTGCTCTAGCCCGTCGCCATTGTA